ACTCTTTCATTTCTTTTCTTTGTTTTTCACCTGATTTATGTGTTAAAGACTCATCAAAAGCATTTATTTGTTCTTTGAAAGTTTTAATTTTTTCCCATAACATTCCCGTTCCTTGGGGAATACTACTTAAAATCTGCATCGGATGCTCACTTTCCACCATAATAACAAAGATAATAATTTTAAGGGAAAGATTTCATTACTTCTGACTCAACTGCAAATAATTCAGTTTTGTCCGTATTAGTGTTCTCAAGTGTGAATACACAATAGTGTCCTAACACTCCGTGAGATTCAGCAACTGCATTTTTTATATAAAGAAAATAAGCATTCTGTATAGGTATAGGCACAGTAGTTGGGGTTGGTGTAACAGTAGGGATAAAGGTTGCACCTACCGTATTTATAACAACTCGGTTTATCCCTGCACGTAGGCTAATATTAACCTGAGTAATTTGACCTGCAAGTTGTGGACTATTATAAGTTGGAGGTAGTCCAAAATAAAACATATCGCCTATACTCAGGATGTTTCCAATTTGAACTGTTAGCGGGAAATCAATTGTCGCAGTACCTGCACCGATTGTAACTACAGAACTTCTACCAATACCATTTAAAGAACGCAAAGCATACTCTGATGTTGCGGAAGGTACAGTACCTGAGTTTCTTACAAACCCAAACCAAGCCCCCTCCTTTTTTTCAAAGTAAGTATCTTCAATAAATCCGGAGTCTTGTATGTCCGTTTCCATAGTTGCTTCCCAAGCATTATCTCCTTCTAAATTAAGCGTTTTAAATAATTTGTTTTCTAATGGTGAATCATTAAATACGCTTTTTAATGTAGAATTATACTGAACTCCATAGTAATTATTTCTAACCTCATTTACATTATGTCGGTAAAGATTACCCCCTTTAAATGTATAGAAGTAGTTGTTCATCCCAATCATAAAATCAGGTTCATAAGAATAGAAGGATGTCCATCCTTGTACTCCTTCGTCATATGTTAGTGTATAATTAGGCATATATATATATTTTAAACAGGTGAACAACTCGCCCCACTACAGAAATTTAGTCCAATAACTACATTATTTTCTAGTTGCATTATTTGGAATGGACCGGTACTTGTGTCTGTAGAAGTTGCAGCATAAGCATAGTACCCATCAGTTAATACTGAAGGGGTAATAACATCATTTAAAGCTATCTGTGAGTAATTATGATTATTTGTAGTTTGTCTTTGCGAAGTAATTACTCTGTTTTGCCCGTCACAGAATACCGAACAAACATCCTGTAGTGATGATAGATAAATATATTCAGGGTTACAAGTTCCTACAGATACAACAATACCATTAGTCACTTCAATATATCCGCTTGTGGTTCTATACCAACCATTAGCTAATGCTTGGAATCCATTGGCATCACTAAACACATAGTCGTGTAATAAAGGAACGCCTGCGGTTCCCGTAACCGGTGCATTATAATACGTTGAATTTAAAGGTGCGTTGCAGGCTTCAGGGAATGACCCTAATGCAGAAGTTGAAGAATTATATCCCGTCAGTTCTTGAGGGCAATTTACAGTTATACCCCAAACAGTTCCGGAACAAGGACCCACTACCTCTATAGCTAAGAGTGTAGGTGTAGCTGATATCTTAGGGATAACCATTACCAAATTCCCCGGAGCAAGCGGTGGATTAATGGATAAAGAAACATCTAGTGACGATACTGTAATTGATTGTGTTGAACCTGTCGGTTGAAATACAGTACCGTTGTATAGATACTCTGTTAAAGCAGGATACGTACTTCCTGAAATACCACAGTCTTGAGCATCTCTCCCTACATAAGTGAACTGCTGAACACTTGTCCCTTTATGGTATCCATCATAAGGACTACTTAATGTATTATATACGGCACTATCGTAAGTAACTCTAATCCCATCAGGTACTGCAGCAGGAGAAAATGTAATACTAACCGCACCTGTAGCACTGCCTAAGTCATAATTCAATAAGTAAATACCCTGACTAGAACTTAAAGATACGGCTTCATCACACGGTGTAGCACAACTTGGACATACCTGAGATGGGAGTAAAACACAATTAACTTGTTCCCTTACATTTATTCCGTCTGAATATTGTCCATCTGCTGCACACGTAGTTTGTGCCGCATCAGTAAACACTGATGTAGAATTAAGTAAAGTAGCACCGTCTAAGTAATATGTTGTTGGCATTTTATTTTATTTTATTTTATATTAATAACCACAAGGTCCAAACTCAATTAAATTTATTTCGGAACTTGATACACTTACCGTTCCTCTTAGTGCACAGAAAGTATCTGCGTCATAACCACCTGCTCCACCAATTACCCCACCTGCCGCTAGACCATCACAGTCTGTATAGCTATAGGATAATCCTGAAGAAGAATATGTCGATACAGTATAGCTAGTACAAGTAGGACAATTTGTTTCATCGTCACAACTATAAGTAGATGCGTTCTGAATACTTGTATTTGGACTTAGGTTACCTAAACTTTGAATAGTCGCACACTGCATAATACCTGTGCCACCACCGGTTCCAATTTTATATTGTACCACATCTCCAATTGAAAATACGTAAGCATCTTTCGCTGCAACATAATCAAATCCTGTAATACAATCACGAATTACATATGCATCACCTTGAGGAGTTGGGCTTTCACTTTGACAATCACAACAAGCAGTTCGTGTTGAAGTTGCGTCATAACATAATTCAATAGGAGTACTATTTCTATAGTCCCAAACCAAGTATAGATAGTTTCCTGTAGTTGGCATTTGGAATTGTGCAAAGAAAGCAGTGTTTCCGTTTATTGGAGCCATAATAGGTAAAGCCGTTGCGGATGCCGCTAATAACGCTTGAATACCCGTAGGTGTATTACCATACGTTATGTTGCTTCTTAGATATTTAAACTCATCAATACCGATATCAAAAACAAAGTCATCAGGAACAATGGTATTATTAAACATTGTAACTGTTGCATTGTCAGATGGTATAACACCGCCACCTTGAAGTCCTGTTATAGTTGAATAATCACTAACAATAGGATTCCCTCCTGATAAGAACTCAACTCTTTCAGTATGCAAAGGAGAAACAAATGTTCCGTCTTGCCATCTGTATTGGTTAGTTGTAAATAACCCTACTTCATTATCGGTTGTTAAAGTCACTAAAACAATAGTAATAGAATCTGCAGCAGGACAGTTAACAGTTAATTGTAAAGAAACAGAGTCTGTAGAATCAATGAAAATTTTTGCAGTATCAATATTAACAACGTCCTTAGTGAATGTCAAAGTCCCACTTGTACTTGTTGGACCAACTACTGTTGAAATTCCATTGTATAGTGAAGTTACAGTAAATGTTCCGACAACAGAAGATACAGTGTAGTCTACAATAACATCGCCAACTAAATCTCCAAGTTCATAACAAACAATATAATCTATACCTTCCTTTACCTCAATAGATGTTGTTATTCCACAATCCTCACAAACAATAGGAGTCGGCAATTGAATGCTATTTGACGATATCACATATTCGTTCATATAAGGGTCAAAGCCACCTAGTTTTTGAGTATTAAAGTCTGTGATAAACAAATCTCTAAACCAAGTCCTCATACCCATCATTGAGACCGCAGTTAATTGTTCTGCCATTTCTCCTTTTAAGTTGACTACAGAGCCTCTCTTAGCGTCTGTGAAGTACTTGTCCGGTCCGTACTCAACGAAACTCTCAGGGTTGTTAGATATACCATACTCTTCTGCTCGGACAATTTGCTTTCCTAGAACCTGTGGTATTGCTACTACAATTCCTTGACCACCTACTGCATCAGATAATAAGTTTGCCCCTACTTGAACATACGATATCTTATCTTCTTGTAATGTAAGAATGTCTTTTTGTCTTGCAAACAATTTATTGATAGGACCAAACGACTGCTCACACGCTTTAAAGTTTAGTAGACCAAGATTAAATTCATTTAATCCATTCCTATTGGACTCTTCATTGTAGACCCCGCTATAGGTAATATCTGCAAATCTATGACTCCTTTTATATTCAGTAGTCGTGGTAGTAAATGCTCTGTTACCAAGTTCTAATTTTTTTCCTGTTATAGAATCCTCTATCTTAAAACTCTCTACTCCATTTCCAAAAGAAAAACAGTTATAGAAATCAGTAAGTATTAAGGCAGGTGTGTTGGTTGCGAAGTCTTGACTTTGGTCAGGACTTAAATGCTCTCCTGTGGTTGTGTTAATATTATATGCCTCTGAGGATTCATACCACACATTTGGTGCTGCATCAATAGGTTCTGTTTCAAATACAAGAAGCGAATTAGCACGTTGGATAACAATTTCCATTTTGTTATTTGACCGCTTTTTACGATTATTATATCCCTTAACACCATTTACATATAAGAACTCTTGACCCGTAGTCGTTGAATATTGGAATTTAAAATTCACACCTACATTACAAACAGGAGCACTAAAATTTAAAACCGGGTCGTAATACGCAGTTGGTGGAGCATCACTATTCGTGGAAGTTCTTATTACAAAACTAGCATTTAATGTTCCCCCTATATTATCTCCATCCCACCATTCTTTGAAACTTCCATAGTCTTGAGCAGAAGTAAAGTTTTGTTCGTATATATAAGTTAATCCCCCAAAATCTCGTGTTCCTTTACCTATTCTAATACTCTCGTATTTTAGAAGAATTCTTGACCCTGCAGGAATTGGTAAGTCTATATATTGTCCTGCATTATTAGGGTTCGGTACATTTATCTGATATAAAATGGGAGCACATCTATCATTAGAGTCTTTACTATTGTTTGTAAGTTCTCCTTGAGTCCAAGTTCCCGGCAAACCATCATTTACAGAAGCGGTAGTACTAAAGTTGTTAGCTAGTAACTTCATATAAACGCCACCCGGAACTTTTATTGTATTCCCACCGCTATCTACAGGAGCAGGTGTTAACCAATCTGCAGGTTGAGCAATCTTATCTAATACTGTTGTATAGGCACAACTATTCATAGGTCCTGAAGTATCTGTCTTTACAATTAACTCATCTCCAACCTCAACTTTCTGTGAGTTTTGCCCGTCAAGTAAAAGCCAATCCGTCCCCTCTGTTGGGTCTCTAAAAGCAAAACTTGAATAAATAGTTTCATAAATTTCGCTATCAGCTTTTATACAGAACTTATATCTCTTAGCCCAAGAAGGAGCACGTTGTCCTGTTGGTATATTTATTTGTATTTTATTTTGTAACGATGAAGCTGAACAAGGTATATGAAGTGAATTTGTACTGCTTACTAAAGCATTAGACGACCTATTAAATTCATCCATATAAATAATACCAACTTCATACCCCCGATTACTGTGAAGACTTGTTGGGTTACCAATCTCAGAATAAGTAACCGTTACATCTTCTATATCATAGTATGCATACACAGTTTGAGTAATCGTTCCAAATGTTGGGTCGTCAACATATGACATTGCCGGCAACTGAAAGCCTAGTGTGGGTTGACTTGGTGAGGATAGAATATTTATAGGCTGATTAACTGCTGATATACCACTCTGATACTTATACAAACTCTGAGTTCCTAAAGGTCCATCTGTAAGTGTTTGCTCTATAGAACAGTTAAATGTATCGGTAAACGTAAGTCCCGTACAGGCATTTGCAACAGTCTGTATATTTGCTATAGTACCTACTTTTTCTAAAAAATCAGGGTCTTGAGAAAGTGCAAATACACTACTAAAAGGTTGTTGTAGAATATAACTAAACGATATAGTATTGGCTATTTGTTGGTCTGTAGGAAAAGGTACTTGACCTGTGTATTCCACAAAACCATATCTTAAATCAATAGTAATTAGCCCGCCTGCTACTAAATTTACTCCGGCTAAATTTACATAAGCTACTGCTTCTGCAATTACGTTGCTTCCGTTAATAGAATAAGTCCCATCTCCCAACACAAAATCTAAATCAGTTGACCCAATTTCATTAGAAATAGCATTTGATACATATTCTAATTGAAGAGGAGTATTTGAGGAATCTGTTAAATCATAACCATCAACATAGTTCCCGTACATAAGCCTATTCCCCATCATAGTTTGGGATTTAGCTAATAGAGGGACATTGTCGTATAGCCTTAATATTTCTGAGTTAGAAAGAATTGTAAAAATCTGACTGTTTTGAAACTCAAATGTGTAATCTGTATTATCAGCAAGACCTTGATTTTTTTTGTTAAATTTCTCAATGATTCTAATTGTAGGGAATTCATTTTCTTTAAACAATAATTCAATAGACTTTACAAGAGGTCCACCTGAATTATATGATACCACTGCCATATTAGCAATACCTAACATCCCCGAATTTAATGCGGTAGAAAAATTGTATCTAAAACTATTAGGTAGGAATGCGGCTTTACTCCATTGAGATGTAGCAGAATATTCATTGTCTTCATATCTGTACCTGTAAGCAAAACATATAAATCTATCTTCTAAAAAATTGTCCTGACTATTTGTGGTAGTTGGAACAACAGTAGGTGCAGAAAGAGGAGGTTGCTTAATAACAAGAATAGCCTCATTAAAAAATCCATCAACACCCGCAACAGGATTAGGGTAATTTCTTTTTACATTGATATTTCTTGGCTGATTAAGATTGTCAGTCCAAAACAATAAATCTTCTACTTTATTAACTCCTGTAATTAAGTATTCAGAGTCAAAGTTTAGAATAGTATTGTTAGTTACGCCATCATTTATGCTAATTAAATGATATATTAAAGTATTACTATTTACATTAAATGAAACTACTAAATCTATTTTACCTGTCGGAGAAGATGGATAAAGGTCATCGTGTACAAACCAATAAAGAGTTTCATTAGTACCGTCATCAAAAGCACCTATACATCTCGCACGAGAACTTAGTGCATTCCCATTATAAGAAAGAGCACTTAGCGGGCTATTACCTTTCGAGTTCTCTATAACCCCTACTTCTGAGCCTTCAGTAGAACCCATACGAACATTAAGAGCATCAACATACTCTCCGTTCTTGATAAGCCGTTCATCAACGGACTTATTCATTCTACCTGCTATAAAATTCCTTGTAAGGTTTGCCATATTATTTGAGCCACTTATCTCGTCCTCTTAGATTCATTAACAATCTACCGGGATGAATATTACTAATTCTAATTTTTGCGTTTCTTAACAAGGCACTTTTTCTTTTCTTTGCCCTATTAACAATATATTCTTGAACCCCATATTTTGAACCTAGAACTGAATACTCAATGGCTGCATATACATAATCTTCAAACATTTTATTTACAGTTACACTGCTATCATTCCCGTTTTCCATACCATCAGATACATACTCAAGAACAATTAACTCCCCTTGAATGCCTGAACTAAAATTAATGACACCACCTTTAGAGTTTATTTTAAATGTAGGATTTGCATTAGCAGTCTCAGTGTTTAATCCAAACCTTGCTCCAATGTTTCTTTCAAAATACCAATTCCCCCCATCATTGTATCCGCTAAGTCCATTAAAAGGAGATTGCGAATTTAGATAAATGCTTGGTTGTATAGAAAAAATTCTTGCATAATCTAGTTCTGAAAACTGAGGAGATAATGCACTGCCATCTTGGTCAAATAAAATTTTCCCCGTGTTGTCTTGAAGATACGCTGAAGACCAATTGGTTTGGATGTTTTCGCTAAGAGGTAATAACACCCCATTTCTTTGCACTGATATTCTAACCCAATTGACATAGTCAGAAGGCAAAACATATCTAAGTTGGTCATCAACACTTAACTCTAGTACTTTAATTTCTTTAAACGCATCGTAGTTTAATTCTTGTATCGCACGTTTTGCGTGGAATAAAATCTTAAACCTTTCCTCGTTGTTTACTAGCGAGTGGTTCCCTGCATACATCAACATAAAATTGTTGACTATGTCGTATAGGGATACATATTGATAAGAACCCCAATTAGAGTTTTCCGGAGCAACTCCCCCGTTTTCGTAATACTGATATTGTGAAATATATGCCATCGTATTTATTGTTCTGATTGGTTATCTAATTGCTCAAGACTCTGCCCAAATTGAACTGCACCTGCTTCACGGATAGACATACCTGCATATTGAAGTATCTTACTTACTAAGTCCGGCTCACAATCAAGTGGTAACTCAAAGTCTTGGTAATCGGCTTGTGATTGGTCAAATGAAGGCTCTCCATTTACCAATGTAATAAAAGTCCACTTAGGGGCTAAGGGATACCTAATGTATTGCGATGCTACTTGTCCTATGTTATTTATAGTGTTAGGAAAAGCAAACATAGTATTGTCCTGCTGCGAGTATGCAGGGAATGTAAGAGTAGGCTTTGTTAAAATAGAATTATTCAACATAGTAATCTTGCTATGTGTAACCTTTTCAGCCTCCTCTACGGAGTCTGTGTATATATTATATACTATACCATTTGAATTAAATGGTTCAGTTTTAACAACACTCTCTGTAGCTGATAAAAGTGTTTCAGAAGCTACTGATAAAACCGTAACATATTGAGTAATATTATCGCTAACAAAACCAATTACATCACCTGCCTTTACTCCATTCGTTATGAATGTAGCATTTGCATCTATTAAATCTGTTTCAGGTACTGCAACATTTGTACTTGTACCACTTGCTATAAGGTTGTTGTATATAAGAACCTTATTTAAAAGGTAGTAGTCGTCTCCTGTTGTCGTCTGAGACGGCAAAGAATATACGTTAGTATTGGTCGGTGGAATAGCACTAAGAGTAAGTGGGTTAAATACGGAAAACATTTCAATGAGTTCCTCTAAACCTTTTCTTATATCCGCATATCCCGTACCTGACTGACGAGCATTTTCTTTATTTATCTGATAGTTGT